CCTTCGACCGACCCGTTTACAGCAGTGGCGATGTACCGACGTGAATACAGGGTCATTTGTTGGCATCCACCACCTTGCAATCGAAGACGCTGCCCCACGATTTGGACGCGATATCGAACTTCTGGACCACCCCTGGGTAATAGCCATTGCCATCGGGGATATTGCTTGTGATGAACACGATCTCTTCGTAGTTGGCATCATCGAAGCGGATGACTGCCCAGCGAACTTCGCCAGTTGATTCGATCCACAGCACCGATGCAGGTCCGTGCGGAACGCTGCGCAAGTGGCCGTTTTGACCAACGATGGTTTCGGCTGCGGAGTAAGCCACTGCGCCAACGGAAACTCGTGTGATCACACAACCACCAATAGCTGCGGTTCCGATGAGGTTGTTTTTGAGTGGTTCGAGCAAGACACCGAATCGAGGTCCAGTGCCGGCGCTTGGGACAAGCCCTTGGAAACTGACTTGGCGTTTGAACTCCTTGAGATTAGCCGCTGGAGTAATAATCGGCGTGCCCAGTGCGACGATTGAAAAGCGATCCAAGTCGACTCCGGTTTGATTGCGTACCTTGGCAAGTGTCGTTTGCCGCGAGGTACCCTCTGCTTGGGAAAACTGGTCGTGCCTTTGGTTCTTCTGGTCTTGGGATAGATCCACCAGTGCGTTCCAAGCCTCGGCCGGAATCTTTAATGGATCACCAGGAAGTACTTTGCGGAATTGGTCTCCCACAGGTCACACTCCGATCCCGAGGTTACTGAAGTCCCCGTATGGATAAACCTGCTCGACGTAGGCTGCGACCGGTCGCTTGATGAGTGCTTTAGCGGTTGGGTCTTCGTCATCGATGAAACGAACCCAGAGGTACTGCCATCCCTCTTTGGCAATACCTGCGATGCTTCCAAGATTAAGACCGGCAACATTCGGGCTCGCTGCAAATCGGAACGTAATCTCCCAATCATCCAGACCACGCTTTGATCCACTTGCTCCGAGGAATAGGACTTCCCCCTTGGCAAAGCCCTTGAATCCCGAAATGTTGACTTTGCCGGTGAGATTGAACAGAGCGAGCTTGTAGGCACCGGTGACGAGTGCTTTTTCGATGTAGTGCGTCTCGGTAAAGTTGAAAACCGGAACTGTGATGTCGGTACCTTCAACTCGATCGTCCGTAACACCGATGGCACCAAAGAATTCTGGCGCAGCGAATCCTGCTGCAGAGTACTTGCCAACATTGGCAATGCTCTGGGAAATGTGCTGCGTGCCGCCACCGGTGTCGAAAGAGTATTGGGACTCGCTTTTCCATTTGACGTAACGCGCTGTTCCTTCCCAGACACCGTTGCCCAAATGCACGATGTGGTAGTCATCGAGGAACAGATCGCCGACTTTCGCGGGAGCCGTTGATGCAATCAGACCTTTGGCAACCGAGTATTCTTCGGTGTTCATGATCATGTAGACCAGATCATGAGTCGGATTGTCTTTGCTCTCGCTGATTTCTTTCGAATCGAATCGCTCGATGATGATTGGATCGGCCATTGGTTATCTCCTATCCAAAGACTAAGCCACCACGGTCGGCTTGCTGAACGAGTTTCTTGGTATTGGCAGCGACGTCCTCGGTTGCACGGGCGGTTCGCTCCCCGAGAGAGTCGGCTCCCAGATTCATCGCTGCCAGCGGATTGAAAGTGCCAACGACATCGGTTTTCTTCTTGGTGTCGGCTAGCGCTTGGTCCATGCTGCCAAGGTCTGGCATCCCGAGCCCGGATAGCGAGAACTTGCTCGGTGACCCAGGAGAGGTTTCGGCTCGCTTTTGTGCTGCCTCGCCAAGAGCTGCTTTCCACTCACCTCTGGCTTTCTCCAGCTCAGCAGCCGAATCGGCAAGCGCCTTCTGATTGGCAGCTTCGAGGGCGGATTGTTCTTGTGCTTGCATGTCCGAGAGTGCCGACTGAGCACCTTGGCGGTCTTGCTCGATTTGGTTGCGAGCTTTCTGACGTTGCTTTTCGCGATCGAGGATCGTTTGGTTTTGAGAGTTGTTGATCAGGTCGTCTTGGCGAGCGATCTCGTCATTGACCTTGGCGATCTGGTCCTCGGCGTTTGTATCCCCAAAGAGACCTTGGATACGGGCCCATACTTTTTGAAAGAAGCCGCTAAATCGGTTCCATCCCTTTTGCAGCAGGCTGATCAGAACAGTCCAGCTATCGGCGATGAAATGGGTGGTTTCTAGCCAACCGGTTTGCAGACCTGCCCACGCGTCGGTCATTAAACCAGCGACGCTGTAGACCGCACTTTGGAAGATCCCGATGAAGAATCCTTTGAAGTCGAGCCACTTCGACTCCAAAAACGCGACCCCGCGTTGCCATTCCATTTTCAGCGTGAGCCACAGAATCTTGCCAGCAAGCGCGATGTCACCGGCGGCTAGCGCATCGCCGATCCCTTTCCACGCAGCAAGTGCCGTATCTTTGAGTTCATTGAATCTCGCGCTCAGCCACTGCATCGCCTGCGAGCCAGCACCACTGGCATAGACGAAGTAGCCGACTAACGCTGCAAGACCAGCGATGGTCAGGCCAATCGGGGACATCAATGCCGCGATCGCGGTCCCCAGGAACGCAAACACGGTGCCAACACCTGTGAGAACCGTTGCTGCCGCACCAAGCACCGTTCCGATCCCAGCGACTGCGGTCCCCAGGGCTACAATCGCTGCTCCACCAGCTGCGATAGCCATCCCAATCTTGAATACGGTGCCGATCAGTTCCTTGTTGTTTTTGATCCAATCGCTGGTCGCCACAACGATCCGAACGGTCGAGTCGATCATCGCTGAGAGGACCGGCTCCAAAGCAGATCCGATCGTAAATACTGTCTTCTTGAGGACCTTCCAAAGAACGTCGATGCGATCGCCAAAGGCCTCGGCCGCTTGGGCATCTTCGGTGGCCATGGTTAGCCCCAGATCGCGAGCCTGCTGCTGCAACTCTTCGATTCCTTGGGCACCACTCTGGAGCATTGGCAACAGCTGTGTGCCGGATTTACCGAAAATCGCCATGGCAGTGGCGGTCTTTAGAGTCGGATCGGTGATCTCGGACATTCGGTCCGCAATCGCTTTAAACTGCTCGTCGGGCGAGAGCTTGGAAAGCTGCGCGACGCTCAGTCCCAGGGATGCGAGCGTTTCTTGGGCCGACTGCGATCCGGAAGCCGCTTCGAAGAGCATTTTCTGCATCTTCTTGAGCGATCCTTCGAGCGTCCCAAGGTCAGCACCGGATTGCTCAGCCGCGAATCCCAGCTCTGATAAGGCTTCCACAGAGACGCCGGTGCGCTGACTCATGTCAACCATGTCGCTTCCCATGTCGGCAAAGACCTTGGCCGCTCCTGCCAATGGGGCGACTACGCCAGCCCCGAGCATCGCCATTTTCGTGCCGATCCCCTGCAGGCTTTTGCCAAAGGTATCGAGCCGCTTCGAGGCGTCATTGAGTCCCTTCACCAAACGAGAGTCCTTGGTGAAGAGTTCGATGTACGCTGAACCGGCTTTGATACTGGAACTTGATGCCATCGTTACTGTTTCTCTTGCATCCGATCAATGAACACGTGCTTGAGGGCTTCGATCCCAACCATCGTGCGAGGTTGAATCCGTTTCTTCGCGTGCGGGTTGAAATCCGACGGGTGGTAGATCTTCGAGCGTTTGGCATCGCGATGGATGTTGGCAAGCATTGCCAGAACTGAGGAAGTGTGAGACCACAGCATCTGGCTTCGAGCTTCGCCCATCGCGATTAGCTCTCGGAGGCTGAATGGTCCGGGGTCACAACCGAGGACTCCGGCCAAGTGCCAGACGAGCTGATCCACTTCTTCGCTTCGGTTTCCGGGTCGATCGAATCGAGGATCTTCTCCGCGTGGCTGAGCACCTTGTCCCTGACGGTCTTGCCCGCTTCGATCGCCTTGCGAAGGCTCGCCCTGGCGCGGGCATCTGGGAAAAAATCGATCAGTTCCTCGACGAATGCATCGGCAGCTTGGGTGATCGCATCCCCTGCCAGTGCTCGACCAAAGTCCTCATCGCTGATTGATTGCTTGTCGGCTTGGTCTTTGCACAAGCAATACAGCACGTCGGCCAGAGAAACTGGATCCGCGACGAGTTTCGAAAGTGACTTGAACCCATCGTCGACCAGTGCATACAGATCGATCCCCAACAAGCCTCGAATCCGCTTGACGGCCGTGACATTGATCTCTACCTCCCAGGTCCGTCGGGAGTTATCCACAAAACTATGCATTTTCTAAATGCCTTCCGAAAGCTAGAGAAACGAAACAGGATTAGGCAACGGTCATCCAGCTAGGTGGATTTGCCGCATAGGTTGGCTTGGCAGTGACCGAAACTGTGATCGCTTCTTCAAGGGCTTCGTTGCGAGAGAAGCTAGCGATGCGGAACGTGGCTCGCAGGCCTTGGGATCCGCTACTACCTGCTCCGGTGATCAGCCCATCCATCACGGCGAATTCCACCGTGCTGTTATTCAGGAATGCATCGCGCACAGCGCCGAAGTCGGAGTCGGCGGTATCCCAAACCATCTCAAATTCAAGCGATGCATCCTTGAGGGTGCCGACGGTAGCTCGCCAGCCGTTATTTCCGCGGGTCGAAACATCGGCCTCTCCTGTTTCCAGGTTCAGCGTCAAATCTCGAACGTTACCGACGAGGTCCCAAGTGGGAGCCGCGTATGTCCCGGCGTTACGGTAAAGCTTTGCATCAAGTCCAAGTTTGGCTGGCATATTTGTTACTCCTTAACGAACGCTGTTGGCCCACATCGGGGGTAATCGATCTTTGACTTTGTCTAGCGCTGGACCCATGAAGGGTCGCTTTGGGTATTGTTCCTTGCGAAACCTACCTCCGAATTCATGTGCTTTGCCGGCAGTGCCGACCACCGAGATGTCTGGTCCGATGGTTGCGATCCCCCGCTGCTTGTCGATCGCATAGACGATCGCTCGCTTGAGTTGTCCTTTGCGAGTATTTGGAGGCGTACCTGGCATCGAGGCGGTCTGCCGACGTTTGATGGAGCGACGAGCAACCAAGCGAATCGATGCAGCAGCGTGGCCAAGGCTTTTGAAATTGCCTTGCTGCGCCTTGCGCTTTACGTTATCGATCGATTTTTTCGTGGTGACTTTAACGCCGATCATGGTTGCCCTTACGGTGCGGTGAATCCTTGGGCATTGACGTAGACCGCAGCACCAGTGGTGATACACGCAAAGTTAAGAGCCGCGTTCGCCGTGGTTTTAAGCGGGTTCTCGAAGATGATCTCAGCCATCGGCGCGTTAGCAGGCAGGTGGCCTCTCCAAATGACCGTCGCTCCGTCCTTGAGGACGATTTCCGTGGCGACTGCCGAGTTGTTCGAAAGTTGCATCGAGCAGATGTAGCGACGCAGACCCGCACCCGCTGCAGCAACCAATGCGACATCGGTCGTATTGATCAC